ACGTAGGGCCCGGCCATTGCAGGTGCAGCCAGGGCAATCACAGCGATGGCAGCAGATGCGGTCTTGATCATGACAATAGAAAAAACCGTCGCCAAATCCTACCGTTGGTTGTTACTTGGCCGGTGGAAAAAGTGTCTTTCAAAGACAAAGCCCCGACCGAGTTGGCGTCGGTCAGGGCCTTGCATTACCGCCCCAGAAGCGGCCCAAAGATCATACCTCCTGCAAATAGCTTCGGTAGTAGGCCATCGGCTTGAGGCGTTGCAGGATTCGCCACAGCTCGGCCTGATGTTGCCTGATTGATGGGTTGTCGTTGCCTCGTTCGCGGTAGGCCAAGACTGCGGTATAGATCAACCGCATCTCGCTATCGCTGAACTCATGCATGACCGCCACCGTCAAGCCTCACATCTTCATGATCTAGCGGGTCTTTCCCACCCTTGCAGATCACAACGGCTCGCTTGTAGTAAAGAGAATCGGTCTTACCCGCAGCCTCTAGCGCAAACATAATCTTGCGCCAGTTGTTGCGGGTGTGCCGATCCATTCACCTGCCCTGGCCGCGATATTTCTTCCTTCCGTGTTTAACGGTTTTTGTGTGTTGACCCGCACCTTGACGGGTTTTCTTAGGCTTTCCAGGGCGGTGCTCAATGCGACCCAGCGCCGTCTTCGACTTGACCGCCATTAGTCCTGCTCAGGCCAAGGGGTGATGAACGGCTCAGCATTGGCAACCATTTCGCCGTCGTCATTCATCACCTGCTCCGGGTTGGTCAGCAGTGCCACCAGTTCTTCCGTGGTGATGCAGGCGTTAATCTCAGCCTCGCGGGTGCCGCTAGCGGTACGAACTGCAGCGCGGTAAGTGGCAACAGCAGCAGGGATCTCAGCGGTGGGATCCTCAGCCTTGCGCGTGACGTACCAGTCAGTAGGTGCCAGCAGGCTGCCTGCGATCTCTTTCTGCTTTTTAACCCACTCAGTCTTCAAGCCGTAGTTGATGATCTGAACGCCGTCAGCATCCAGCACGGGGTTGCCGTCTTCATCAACAGCAGGCTCATCTTCAAGCCGCTTGGGGAGATCGTGGTCCCAGTAAAAACGAGTATCGACTGGGGCAGGATCTGCTTCCCAAGTGATGCCGATTGCAGCCTTATCAGCCTCGCTAGCAAGGCGAAGCCAGTTCGACGGGTATTGCACCCCGTCAGCATCAGTGAAGGGGCGACCAACGCGAAGCGGCTGACCGTTGATTAGGTATCCCATGGTTAGATCCTAGCGAGCAGTAGCGGGCGAAACACCGGAGCCGCCGAATGGGTTTTCACTAAATGCGGCAAATATGTAAGTCTGGCCGTTTTGATTTACACCAGCTGATGAGTTACGCGCTTTGAATCCGTTGGATAGAATGTCATACTCGTTGGTCGAGTTAGTGACTTCAGCACTGGATACGTTTGGAGAAAGAGTGGTGTCAATCTCGTTGTAGGTTTTTCTAGTAGTATCAAAAATAAGCCAGTTTTCGCCACCTGAGGATTGTTTCACTAGGATGAACGCTGGAGCCATTCCGGTGTACACGAACGGACCATCGCTGGAACCATTTCCGACGTAGCTGCCAAACCGGCTGTAGGATTCGACTTCGGCAAAGCAGTAGGCGATGATTGTCTCGCCGCTGTCGTTGTATCCGCCTGTACTGGCATAAAAAACAGTGCCTGTAGGCGATACGTTTTGCCAGACTGACGAGTTTGGACTGTCTGCTGCTGCAGTTTGATTAAGCATTATGTATCCATTAGCACCGATGGCAGAGTGATAAACAAACCAGTTGTCTGAATGTGTTTTTGACTTCGCCACGATAAAACTAGGCGCAACACCGAGACCGTGACCGATACTTCCGTTGGCTCCAGTACCGTCAAATTGAACAATCGAGAACCCAGCGGTGGGGTTGGCGCTTACCGTGCTGGTGATGCTGCCGTCGGTGTTGCTTGAGCCGCTGCCGCCTGCGAGCCAGTTCCAAGCGACGTAGGTTCTGGTAGAAATATTAGTAAAACCAGCAGCGTCTACTCCCAAGCTAAATCCATCTGAATCAAAAGATTGGAGTTGGTCAGTCCTCGTGGCTTCAGCATCGGTGAGGTTTGAATACAGACCTTTAGTGACACCGCGGACAGCATCTTGTAACCAATGATTCTCAGCATGACTGCGGCGCTTGAACCAAATAAAATCAGGCTGGAAACCGACGCCGGTAATTGACAGGGCAGCACCTGTGCCGGTATAGGTAACCGTATTGAAATTAGCCGACCCATCCTTAACCGTCGGCGCGGGCAGGTTGGCGGTGTTCAGTGCTTTAAAGCCGGTCGGTGGGGTGTAGGCAAAGTCGCGTTGTCCGAAGTTGACATTTGTAATATCTGTGCCCTCATTGGTGACAGCTACAACTGGATACCAAATGCGACTACTACTTAGATAAGAGGAAAAATCTACAGTGCTTCCAACTTGCGTTCCATTTACATACCACAAAGCTTCGCCTGCGTCGAAATCAATGGCAAGTCCCATGATGTCGCCAGCAGTAGACGCAGCAGTTAAACCTGTGTCTTGATAAGTGCTGCTAAGCCCACGAATGATTCCGTTGGATTGGTAATGCCAGCTTATGTTTGCGCCGGAAATGCCACCACCTCCGGTCATGCTTGTGATTTGTGAACTGTCTAAAAATCCAATTTGAACATAAATACTCGTATCACCGGAAGTTTCAAAATACCACTTGCCACTATTAAGACCAAAAGTGCCTACACCATGAGCAAAAAAATAATTTGTCGAGTTTCTAAGCGTTAGATTGCCGTTTTCGTAGACCGGCGCAGTACCACCCGGCTTTTCAAGCGGATTCAACGTACACCAGTTCGTCGTCGGCGTGTCGCTCATCACGTCCGTACCAGTGCCGGAGGTGGTGAAGCCAGTAGCGGTTAAATGGTTTCCAGTGCCGCTATGGTCGTGACCGATGCCATTGGTGGCAGTGGGGTCGAACTTAAGGTACATCCCGTTATTGCCATAGCTTCCGGTGTACTCAATAGGACGCCAGACGCCAAATTCGTCTTCCTCGCCAAAATTAGTGTAATCAGGTCGGCTACCGGAGATAAAATGATATTCAGCTAAGTAAAACTTGCTGGAGCTGGCATTGCCAATTTGGAACGGATAGGTAGATGAAAAGTCAAATGTAAGGACGCCAGAGATGGTGTCAGTGTTTGCCGTAACATCTACACCGTTAACATACAATTTTTGCGTGTTACCAGCAGAGCTATCCACCGAATAGTGGACGTGCATCCAAGCCGAATAATCTCGGTATTTAGCGTTCGTATTTAAAACACCACGTCCGTTAATAGACGAGGTATACATATAAGATCCAATACCTTGCCCGCCTAAAGCGTTGTGAGTCAACCAAACATTGTTGACGTTGTTTGGTGCGCCTTTGCGTCCCATGAACTGAGTTTGGTCGCTGCCGTGCAGAACTTTTACCCAGCAAGACATTGTGAAGGCGTTAATAGACTCGGTAGTCGCCGGAGTCGTTAAAACAAGATCAGCCGTCCCATCAAACCGCAAGCTCTGCTCGATCTCATACCCGCCAGCAGCCTGCCCACTAGCACCTGCAAGGATATTGCTACCAATGATGCTCATGAGTAAGCAGCGGTGAAGACGGCGTGGATGGAACTGGTCGTGCGGACGACGTAATCAATACGATCAACCGCCGATGCAGCCGTGGACAGAGTAGGCGCAGTTCCGCCCGCAAAATCCCATTGGCTGCCGTAAGTCAATAATCGCCCGCCCGTGGCGTCCTGCACCACAAAGATCGAACCGCTCTGCCCTGCCGTCAGGTTGCTCGGATTAGCCAGCGTGCAAGATGCAGTGTTCTCAAGCGTCAGGGCGAAGTTGTTCGCCGTCGCAAAATCAAGCGTTTCGGTCGTGTCACCTGAAGCAACCGTGATTGCCGAAATGCTGCCGCGTTGTGCCTTGGTGAAGGTCTGAGCTACAGCAAGACCAGCCGCCGTGGTCGTTGCATCAGGCAGCGTGAAAGTCCGGTCAGCGGTCGGATCGGTGACCGCCAAGGTTGTCTCGAAGTCATTAGCGGTTGCGCCCTCAAACACCACCGAGCCAGCGGTGCCAATCTCAAGCGCACCAGTGACCGTGCCGCCTGCCAAGGCCAAGTAGGTGCTGTTAGCGGTGGCGCTAGTCAGCAGACCGAAGTTAGTGGCGCTGTAATCGCCAACTGTGACCCATCCATCATTCGCAGCATTGCGAATCTTGATCAATGTGTTATTAGTATCGACCCACCATTGAAAGGCAAAAGTTGTACTTGGCTCCGTACTACTGCTGTTATTGCTTACAATCGCGCTCAGCGCATTATTGAGATCGCTCCTAAAACTGGCGCCATCTTGATTGGCTAGATTATAATCATGAGTGGCCACAGTTCTTTACACAAAAAGGAACTGTCTCTATCTTAACTTCCCTTCCCGTAGCCAACGGCTGACCAGTTGAAGTCACGGCTGACACCTGTGTCGGACGAGTTGTAGAAGTTGACCGTGAAGCCCGTAGCCGAAACACTGCTCACAGTGAAATAGTCACCGCTCTGCATGTTCTGAGCCGTGATGCCGACGCTTGGGAGCCTGCTATTCGTTCCGAGCAGGCTGGCCGTTCCAGTGAAGAAGCGATTCGCGAACGTGATGGCCTTGGCCCCAGTCCCGCTCGATACGGCTTCCTCGCTGGACTCTGTGCGGCGCTCTAGCTCCGCGACGTAACCCAGCTCATCGACGAGGATGTTCTGGGCTGTGTCAGTGCTAGTCAGCTCAGTTTTGAACTGGAAGCCGCGGCCCTTGAAAGTGCCATTGCTGAACTCGCTCCAGTCCCCATAGGTGGGCGAGCCGCTGGGGTCGTCGTCGGTCTTGCGAACGTAGAGCTTCGCATTGACAGCGTCGGCCACGTCGCCGTCGAACTTGCCTTTCCAGTCGTCGATGTCTTCGGTCTTGTCGTCGATCAGATCGTCGGGGTAGAAACCCCGAGTCACAAATCGCCGAGTCAGGTCAAGCGAGAAAACGTGGCCCAGGTCCAGCGTGGTGGCGAAGGTGTATTCGCCATTGGCCTCGGTATCGCCCAGCGAGTCGATCTTGCCCCAGCTGTTGATATTGTCCGTTTTGTCGTCGATGCGCTCCGTGCTCTGCAGCGTCAGCGCGTCGTATTCATCGCTGTAGAAGGTGTCGTCGTCTGTGCCTTGGAACGGCGGAGAATCTTGGTCCTCGCGGCGAGTGGCCAACAGTAGTTTGTTTCGCGTGTCCGGCAGGTCGATGATCACGCTCGTTTCCTGGTCACTCAGGCGCCCGCCATCGTCTGCGAACTTGACCAGCACCTCACCTTCAATTAGCGAAATCTTGGCGCTAGTAGAGTTGCCAGCGATTGCCTCGATCAGATCAACAGAGTTGGACCAAGTGGCAGTGCCATCAGTCAGGCTGTTGTGCCTGATGTAGACCTTGCCGCCGTGCTTGACATCTAGATCGACAGTCTCGTCCCATTTCAGCGTGCCTTCCTTGTCGCTAGTTGCCTCAAACTGCAGGTTTTGAACGTTGCCCGGAACTGCAGTTTTGCCTGCAGCATTAAACGTCAGACTTGCAAAATCTGAGGACTGACGACCCAACGAGTTGATGCTATAGACCTCAATCGTGTACTTCCCGGCACGAGTGTCGAGAATCTCATGGTCAGTTTTGACGACAATGGCAGACTCCCAGTTTTCATTGTCTCGGCGGTAGCGCACTTTATACTGCGGCACGCCTTTGACAGCAGCCCAGCTGACGATAATTTTGACCCTTGCCTTGTCGTTTTCGGCGTAGAACTTCTCTTCCGCCTTCGGTGAAGTTGGCGGGTTCGGGATCGGGTTGAGGTTAGTGATCGAGCGAGTTGAAAGAGTGTCGCCGCGCTCGACGTAGTCATATTTATCAGGATTGTGCGAAAGGGCCGTGATCTCGTAAAGATGCCCCTCTTTTTCTTTGACTGTCAAAACGCGGAACTTCTGCGTTTCAATCGCCGTTGTTTGAATGACCCAAACGCTGTTGATATTTGGGCGCTCGGTCCAGTCTCCGTCAACCGTGATTAGCGTGCCGGTGCGGCCGGTGATGTCTTTAGTTTCAAGCGTGCCGTCAGGCAGCAAGACGCTCAGCGTTGCATCTTCTTCAGGCAGGCCCGTAGCATCGTCTACGTTGATCGTGTTATCGCCAGCGCCAGCAATCCTGCCGCCGTAGCGAACGCCAGCCCTGACGGGATCCTGAATGTCGATGACGTTACCAGGACGCACTAAGACGCCAGCTTCGATTGAGGCTGTGAACGTACAGACATCTACCTCATTTTGCTCTGAGAAAAGAATCCACGAACCGAGGCGATGAGCTTGGCCGCGTGAAGTACAAGCAAAGGCCTTGATCTGAGTTGGAACCCAGCCATATTTGGCGATGGCGTCGCGATCTTCTACAAGTTCGTAGTTTTGTTCCCTAGTCTCCAAATCCAAATAGCTGACAATGGCAACCGTGTGGCGCGTCTTCAGGTCAGAACCGGCGTAACTAAAGCCAGGCTCTAAGACATTGGAACGGTTGAAAAGGTAGGTCGAGTCTGTCGGCTTATCTTGCGAGATTGACAGAGAGCCAGTTGACCAAAATGGCTGAGCCCGCATGACCGAACAAAGGTCATTGACCAACTTATAGGCTTCGTATTGGTTCTGGATTAGAACGTTACAACTAAAGCGGGGCTCTTCGCCGCCGTTGCCATCATCAACAAGCGTTGAACAATACTGGCTGGCTGAGTAAAAGCTAAACTTGTCGAGCTGTGCCTCGGCTATATGATCACCAAAACCCCATCTTTTATTGGTTAGCAATGCATATAAAATCCAGGCCGGATCAGAAGTCCACTGGGCAGCGCCAAAGGTGCCAGTCCAAGTTCCGCTGTATGTAATGGCCCCGGTTGTTTGGTCTACTGTGCCGTTGTTCGGGATCTTGACTTTGATGCCGCGAATGCGATAAGAACGCGCTGGGATGTTTTGAAACTGCTCAGCGGAAAAGCGAACAGCTGCAAGAGCGCTGTTGGGATAACGCAGCTTTTTCCTGATAATTTCGGTGTAGGCGGTCCAAAAGGTTGGGTTGACGTTTGTGTCGCTGCTGTCAGCCGAAACCCGCGTCACGCGAATATCTACGGGGAAGTCACCGTCTAACGTGATCAGATAATCACGCTCATATTTGTCAGCAGTGCGGCCGCTGATGTCAGCGTCTTTGACTTTGGTAAAGCCACCGCCGTTGTATTGGACTTCTATATCAAGGCTGACGCTCGTGCCAAGGATGTCGCCTTGGTTGTTTGAGGCTTCAAGCCGTGGCACAGCGATGCTAACGCGCACCGCGTCCACGTTTGAATCTGTGATCTGCCGAGTGATTGGGGTGGCTTGCACCACCTCGACATTCACCGAATTGATATTCTCTACATCCCCAAAGCCGTTGGCGCTGATGTAGGTCTGCGAGTTGGTGCCATACCTGGCCTCAACCGTCACCCCCTTGAAGTTGTAATCGCTATCACTGAGATCAGTTACATCCGCCTCGGATCTCAAAATTGGCGTATCAGTCAGAAAGACATCTTTTAACAATGCCTTGTTGTAATTATCAGTGCCGCGGGTGTAATCACGAGCCGAAGGAAAACCCTCGATTTCACCTTCTGAAAGAAGATCCAAAAGAGTTGCATGGGCGCTAGAGGCCAGGTTGTCTGCCTGCCTTGTTGGCGTCCTAACAGCCGGTGGCGCTGACTGTTGAACGACGACTGTCTGCTGGACAACTGTTTGGCCACCACCACCACCGCCGCCGCCGCCGCCGCCGCCAATGATCTTCTTGGGTTCTTTCTTCGCCATGTCTAGATCGTATCTACGTCAATGCCAGCAGAAATGACGACAGAGCCCACTATGGTCTCACCAAAAATCAGAGGCGTTGGAAGTCCCTGCCTGCTCGTGTTTTGAATGCCGCTAAAGCTGTAGGACTCTTGAGGGTCTAGCTCTGTCCCTTCTGTTGAAGTGCTACGGCCAGCGCCACCGCCTAGCGTTGTAGAAGCGGGGCCAATCTGCGCAAGCTGCGGCGTAGGCGAGAGCAACTGAGCAACACCGCCAGCAATCAAAGCCAGGCCAATCGTGCCGCCGACAGCTGCAGCAGCAGCAGCGAAACCAGTGGCACCGGCAACGACACCAAAGCCAAGCGAGCCGCCAGCGAATAGGCCTACACCTGGGGCCGCAATCGCGACGGCGACCAAGGCAATCCCAGCCAAGATCTTGCCTGTACCACCGCCTGCACCACCCAGGACGGGCACGATTTTGATCGTCTGACTAGCCGGATGATGTAACTCGTCTAAATCGCTTTCGTAGTTATCAACGATCACCTTGTAGTGCTGGTCGGCCATGTGCCGCTCCAGGCCTGGGAAATTAGTAAGCAACATCCGCACGGCTTCCCCGGCGCTGTTGATCTCAGCTAAAAACCTGCGCTGTCCAACAAACTTGGCGAGAGGACCGTAGACCTTAACCTCTCGATTCATGGCGTAGCACCCTGCCCGTGACGTTAAGGATCCACTCCCCCACGATATCTCGGGAACTCAAGCGTCCACGCAAATGGTGCAGCACCATCTGGTCGCCAATGTAGACGCCAACATGATTGAGCTTGCTTGAATCAATCGCCATCAGCATGGCGTCGCCTCGCTGCATGTCTTCGATTTTCACTTCATGAAACCCAGCCTGCTCCCAGCAGTCGTCAAACATTGGGTTTTGGTTGAACTCATCGGGCGTTGTGGGCCGATCCCAATCAGGAAGCACTAGGCCTTCTTCTGCGTACCAATCGCGAACCAAGGTCCAACAATCGGCAACGCCCCAGACCCATTTCCGACCAATTAAGGGGGCTTTGTACCCTTCAGGCTCACACTGACCCCAAGTGCCAAGCTTTGGGTTGACGATGTACCAAGGAAGCCCAGACTTTTCGCAGGCCACACGATCAGCCTCGCTAGGGACTGGGGGCGTTACCGGATGACTATGAATGACCGCTACCACTTCACCGTGGTCTTCCGCGGCGGCGTAATCGACTGGGTCAAGGATAAAAAAATCCGTCGTCTCAGCCAAGTTTTTACATGGCCAATACCGCTCGCGGCCCTTGACGATGACAAGAAGCCCACATGATTCCCGCGGGTCTTCCTGCTTGGCATGTTCAAGCGCTTTGGCTTTAGCGGTCGCCTTCATCCGTTAAATGCGCCGATGCCTGGGAATGCTCCAAACGGTAAAGGATCATCACCGAATCTGGCCTCGCAGCTGCTCAGCTTTTTGCCGCAGACATCGTCTGCCACATTGTCAACCGAGTTGTCGTTTTCGTCGAAATAATCGGTCCCGCTATAGCCACACTCTGAACCCTTATAGATCCACGGGCAAAGGTTCTGGCTGCAATGACGTTTTGGGGCACGAACACCAGCAAGATCAAAACTGGCCGCAGCCTCCCAGACGACAGCATCACGGTTTTCGCTGACCTTTCTTGCGATATAGAAAACTTCCGCGGGCATGGTCGCCGTATTGTCCGGCGTGCCAAAAGGATTGTCGCCGTCAAAATTCGCGTTGTCGATGTAGCGGACCAAGGTCCGAATCCGCGTGAATTTAGCCCCAGTCAAATCATTGCCGGGGGTGGTTTCGTTCACATTGAGGAGGATCGCGGTAATGCTGCCAAGCAAGTTGGCCACCGTGATGGTGGGCCGCGGAAGCTGACCGCTTTCTGCGTTGTACTCGAACCCCTCAACTTGAATAGGGAGCTTTATGTAGGTATTGCCGTCCCAAATAATGTCTTGAACGCCAGAGCCTACGGCATTGATGCCCGCATGAAATCTGTAGGTAGTTGAAGTCCCATGGAGCGTGGAATCCAGCTCAAGCTCAAACAGCTCGATGATGCTGCTCGGGTTGATCTTCTGAAGCTCAGAAACAGGGATCGCCATTAGGGCTCAAAAACTTGAACAAAGCGAGCGCTAATCGTTGCCCGGTTGTTGTACGGGATTGACTTGGTCCACTCGGGACAAATCCACTTGTAGGTGTCAGTTTCGTCTAGGGGGCTCCAATCAAAACTCGCAGAGTCTTCAGCCCTCGCATCCAAAAATGTCTCGATCGTGTCGGCGTCAGTCTCTGAAACGTTCCAAGTCAGCGACCATTCTTTCGGGTTCATGTGCTCCGGTATCCCGTAGAGCAGGCGTTGCTGGTAACCGTCACCGAATTGGACCGTTCGAGTGCGCGGCCTGCTTGTCTTCTGTGCGCCGTAGGTTGGCGTGATCGAGGGAAAGGTAGCCATTAGGCGAGCAAGCCTCCAGGACGCTTCTGCTTGATTAGCTCTTGGCGAATCGCGACGCCAATGGCTTCGCCGAGTCGCTTCTGCTCTGTAGTGTCTCCTTGAACATTAGAGCCGGTTGCATCCACGTTCACGGTGATGTTCCCAACGCCGCCCATTGCATTATTGGGGACGATGGCACCGCTGCGGCTGGGGGTGAAGAGTTCGGGGCCTTTCTCGCCCACGAGGTAGGACGTGCCGGCAGAGACCGGGCCACCTTTGGCTTTGCCACCACCGAACAGGCCACCTAGCAGCCCGCCGCCACTGCCCGTGCCAGAGCTGACGCCGAACAGCGCCATGTTCACGGCCACGTCTAGGAGCTTGTTGGCGATGTTGTTCAGCAGGTTGACGGCAACCTCACGGAGGCTCTTGGTTCCGTCAATCGCGCCCTTGATTGCGCTGACGACACCGTCTTTGATCGTCATGCCGATGTCTTCATAGAGGGCCTTCATCCTTTCGGCAGCCTTCTTCTGCTGGTCCTCAAGTTTCTTGGATTCTTTGACTTGATCCTCAAGGGACTGAAGGTTCAGGTTGTTTTGGTAAAGAACCTGGCCCTTCTCTTCTCCGTGTTCCTTGATCAGTTTTGACAGCAAGAAGGCGTTAGCGACCTCTCGTTCGTTGCCGTCGAGCATGGCCTGCTGCATGGCCTGCTGTTCGTGCAGCTTGTTGACTTGATTCTCAAAGGCAAGCTGCTTGCGCTCTTGCGCTTTAACTGCAGCCTCTTCAAGCTTCAAGGCCTCCTTACGCCGGCGCTCTTCTTCCTTCTGCGCGTCAGTTAGTTTCCCCTTCCCTAGGACTCCGCCAGTCGGCGAAATGCCATTGGCCGCGGCCTGCTGTTGCGCGCTGGTGCGCCTGCTCTGCTCTTCTGCCTTGAAACCTTGGCCCGCTGCAATGGTTTTTGAAACCTGCTGTTGAACCTGGCCCATCACTCCGGAAATCATGTTTCCGGCGATGTTGGCCGCCTTGGCTGCACCTTGGATCAGGAACTTGGCCCACCCAGGCAGACCGTTGTAGAAATTCTGCATCGCGGTCTTGATGCCATTAAAGGCATCCGCAAAACCGCCGATCAGGTTTTGCTTGACAAAAGTTTTGACCTGATTCGTGCCAGTAATAATTTCGCCAAAGAATTTGCCGAACCTCACGCCAAGGCCGACGATGAAATCGCTGACCTGCGTAAAAACACCCAAGACGCCCTTGTAGGCCTCTTGCATCTCGAAGGCGACGTTCACACCCTCAATGCCCAAGGCTTGGCCAATGGCCTTGCCAATCTCGCTAACGGCTGCGCCAACAGCTCTAAACGGGGCAAGCAGGTTGTTGATGGTGACCCCGAGCACCTCAACAGTGACGGCCGCGCCTTTGAAAATCAGCTTGAGCAGATCGCCCAGCTCTCCGCCATCTGCAAACAGGTTTTCAAACGCAACGCGCAGCCTGTTCAACGATCCGTTGATTGTGTCACTGGCTTCGAATGCAGCCTTGGCCGCAGCCCCTTGAGCCTTCTTCTGATTCTCTAAAAGCCTGTTGTATTTGTCGGTATTTTCCAGCAGGGCCAAAACTGCAGGGCCGGCTTCGGTGCCAAAGGCCTTGATTACGGTGCCAGCGTCTGCACCTGTTTTTTTGATCTTCTCCAAAGTGCCGGCCAGGCCGTCACTCTTGATCGTCGCCGCGTTAATCTCGACGCCGTATTTTTTGAACTCTTTCCCGACGTTGCCAGAAGCAATCTGAGCGAATGCCGTCTTCAGACCTGTGAAGGTCATCTCGGCGTTGGTGCCACCTGCGGTGATCTGAGCGACAGCCGCGTTCACCTCAGCCAGCTCAATACCCAAAGCGGCCGCAACTGGCGACACCTTCGCGATGTTGGCCGCGTACTGGCCAATGATGATCTTGCCGTCGTTCTGGGTCTGAATAAAGCCATCGACAATGGCGCCGACTTCGTCCGCCGTTTTGCCGTAGGCGTTCAGAACAGAGGTGGCCGCATCGGCCACGGTGTTGATGTCAGAGAATCCACCGGTAGCGCCTTGGCTGGCCGCCTGCAAAATCTTGGCGTTATCGGCTGCATTAGCAAAACCAGCGGAGGCCACGTCATAGGCCGCAGCAGTCAGCTCGACGACGCTGGCTTGACCGTTCAGCTCGCGGCTAACGCCTTTCAAGCGTGCGGTCAGTTCTTCGCTGTTGACCCCAAGAGTGCGAACCTTTGCCTCTGCAAAGTCCTGCTTTGCAAGAATACTAAAGGCCTGGGTCATTGCACCCGCAGCCGACAGCAGCAGGCCAACAGGGCCTAACGCTGCTTTGACTGCAGCACCAAGCGCACGGACACCAGGGGCCGCCAGCTTGGCCGAGGCCCCAAACTTCGTCGTTCCAGCAGCTGCTGCACCTGCAGCCCGGCCCTGCTTCTCAAGGGCTGATTGGCTACCGCGTACAGCCTCCTGAAGTTTCTTTGTATCGCTAGTTAGATCCTTTGTCGCACGCTTGGCCTGCGACGTTTCAAACCTAATGGCAACGTCTGCCACAGCACGCCCAAGACTGAATGCAGTCTATCGGCGGCGCTTAGCCCTATTCATTGCCTGTTCTTCCCGCTCGCCTTTCAGCTCATAGTACGCCGCAAAATGAACGAACTCCGCGTCGGTTAATTCCGTGCGGAGCTTGCTCACTGTCATGCCTAATTCGCAGGCCAAGAAAAACTCAAAGTTGAGCCAGTTGTCCTGCTTTAGTCGTTTTTTGCTTCTTCCATGCTGGTGTCTTCGCCAAGACCGAAGAGGAACAGTTCCAGTTCGTTGAGCACAGACTCAGGCAGTTGGCGCTGAAGTTTTGGTGCATCGGCCGCGGCAAAGGCCTTAGTCCCATCCTCAAGCTCTGCCATCTGGCACAGCATCTGGGTGCTGATCTCTAGCGCTTCTTCACTGCCAGCAAGGGCCTGGGCCTTCTTGCGATCAGCGCGGGTGATCGGCTTGAAATACAAATCGACGACAGGCTTGCCGTCTGCATTCTTAAGAACAAATTTGCGACGCTGGCTGAGGTCAAATGCCTCAACCAGCAAATCGACAGTTCGCTTTTGGGCTGCCATCTAGGGGGCGAATAAATCGCCCCGACTATACACCTGATTATTCCAGGTTGCCGGTGATGGCACCGCTGGTCACAAAGTTGCAGCTAACGACAACAAGTTCACCAACAGTAGAAGAAATCTCCATGTCAGTGATAATTCCAGCGAAGCTGATTGAATCAGAGCCGGAGGTGGTGCCGGTAGTGAACAGCTCGAAGGTTGCGTCTGCAGCATCAGCAGTGGTCAGAACGTCTTCCAAGAAGCCAGCCTGGCCAGTTGCGTCGGGGTCGTAGACGAGTTCCACGGTGCCGGAACCGGAGATCAGGCTGCCAACAAAGGAACGGAAGGTGTCACCGTGATCGGTAACGTCCAGAGTTTCCTTCGTGGTGGAAAGAGTCCAGCTGCGGGTGCCAACAATGGTGGCGTTTGCAGAGCCGGCGGCGTCGAATTGAACAGCGCCTTGCTCTCCTCGGAGAATGGCCATGGGTCAGAGTTCCTCGATGGATTCAAAGGTCACACGGACCTGAGTTTGGAAATAGCCCTCGGGAGCTGGTGAAGCCAGAGCCTCTGGACCTATTGGAGCGTCGAAGAAAACCCCCGACACGTTCACCCTATTGTAAAGATCGCGGATTCTTTTCCCGATCGTGTAGTTGGCGCCAGGACCTACACCTGCGGCCGAAAAAATGTTGATCGTGACGAGGCCGAAAATCCTGTTTTGCGAGTTTGTCGTGCTGCCTTGGCTCAGGTACTGATTCCGGCCGAAGGTGGTCAAGCACTGAACCCACGATGAGTTTGGCGTCGGCTCAAAGGGGACGTTGTGAAACACCACCGGGATAGCCGGATCCTCTGCCAGTTCAGTGGCCAGGCGGGCTTCGATGGTGGCCCTGATCGTGTTGAGGTTTGCGGCTGGCATCAGAATTTCCTGCGGAACTCGCGAGCCTTCTGATCGACAAAGGCTTGCATCTCTTTAGCGATTAGATCAGGGAAACCAGGGACCACGCCTTTCTTGGCTGGCTTGAAATCGCCCTGCCAAGACGGCGGGAGGTTAGTGCCGAAGCAGGCCGCCTCCGCATATTCCAGATTGTTGTGGATGCTGTAAGTGTTGCCGATCCTCTCTTGGCCTTGGGTGTAATTGATCGCTACTGCGGGCGGGATGTTCTCGCCGTATTCTTTCCGCTCTGCTGGCTGGCCAGCTTCGCTGTTTTCGCCGATCATCCAGCTATTGCGCAGACGGCCAGACAGGACAGGGCTGGCCTCTTTCACGCGGGCATCGGTCTCAAGAATTGAGGCCCGCAAAAGATCGTTGGCGAACTCTTCGAGCAGAGGCCCAATCTCCCCAAGGCTATTGAGCTTCTTGCCCATAGTTACGCCCTCAAGATCAGGTCGTAGGCGATGTCCACGTTCTGCATTTCGGTCACATTGACCGCAATGATTTGATGGACAACGCTGCTGATCACCACTTTATCGGCGGTGGATGGGCGAGAGCTGAAGCTGCTAGCCGGAACCGTTAGCTTCTTGTCGCTGGCCTGCACCAACTCGTTGACCTCTTGCTCGCTGACAGAATCGAGAGCGCCCTTGATCGTGGTGTCGCTAGCGGTTTCAGTGACTGCGCCGGTGGTGGTGTTGTAGGCCCCGGTCGAGATCACGCGAAAGGTGACATCACCGCCAATCTTGGGGAAGGGCTTGCCTACAGCTTTAGCGATCTTGTCTGCAAGTGCCATCAGATCCTGTAGGCGATACACGCTCCATTCTGGAGCTGAATGCTGGTGAAATATCCCGTGAGGTGAGCGCCCGAATCAATGCTGGCACCGGCGAAGCTGTTGTCGATCACGTTGGTGCTGACGATCTCGTCGATGGTGCTGCTTTCGTAGAAGTCAATATGCAAAAACTTCCCGGTATGCACCTCGGTGTCGTTGATGACCTCAGCACCTACCGCGTAGTCAATCGCAGAGGCTCCGCCGCGTGCTTTTGCCATGACTAGATCTTGTAGGCGACCACAGCGCCAGAGGAGTTCAACGTAAAAGCAGTGAACACGCCTTGAATCTCAAAGCCAGCAGGGAGGCTTTCACCCACAAGGCTGTTGCCGGTCCAGTTCTGCGCAGTCAATGCACTAAAGCTGGTGTTGTTCTTCAGAATCGTGATTCGATTCCAGCGACCATTCCGCGCCGTCGTGTTGTTCACGAAGTCGGCGCCAATGCTGTACGCCGGGTCGATGCTGACTCTGTTGTCGGCCATGATCAGAGCCTATAAGCGACGACAGTGCCGCTGGTTAGGGTCACGCTGGTGAAGACCCCATACATCTCGCAGCTTGCCTTTATAGGGATCGCTGAAAGCGTGTTGCCGGTGTAATCCTCAGCCGACAGGCTGGCAATCACCGAATCCTCAAGAGCGACGATCTTGCCGAAGCGTCCGGTATGGGCCGCCGTGTCGTCGATGAACTCAGCACCTGGGTAGGCGTAACCCATGAATCAGCTCCTCTTTACGGCAATGTTGCCCGGTCCACTGATTCTAAGACCGGTGAAATAACGCTCCACCATTGGCGGAATGCGATCAGCACCCACGGCCCCGTAGAAGTTCGGAGTGAGGTTGATTGAACCCACCTGCAGGTTCTTGAAGTCCTCAAGGCCACCAAGGCCCAGGCCGTCTTTGTTGTTGTGCAGGTAGACCGCCAGCTCTGCCTGAGCCTTCTTGATCTGATCCGGGATCTCGGTGGTGGTGTAATAGTCTTCAGTCAGACGGAACGGGAAACCCGTGGTGTAGGTCCGCTGGTAGGTGTCTGGTTTGCGCACACCATCACGCGGCCATTGCAGGGCCTGGTCATTGTCAGCCCTGGCCCCTAGGAACCGCTCGCGGTCGATGCGCTGCGCTGCGGTGTAGAGGGCTCGGTTCTTTTCGTCGTCAGTGGCAGAAGCCCAGGCAACCACGTCATCGTTCTGAACGAGGCCGTCGATCAGATCGTTGGCATCACTCAGCGTCAGGTAGCTGTTTGCGCTTGCGCCCCCGACTGTTGCGTCGATCGTGATCGCCATCGGGCTTCTCGGGTGATTTCTTGGGTTCAGACTTCACAGGGCCAGAGGCCACCGCAAGAGCGGCAGCCTCACGCGCCTGTGCTCGCCTAAAAGCGAACAAACCCATGATCAGGAGGCAGCAGCCTTGATCACGGCGTAGTTCAGCACCAGGGCCTCACCAGCGGTGGTGCCCACGTTGCTCAGGGTCACAGTGAAGGAACCTGCGGCAACAGCGCTGACGCTGACGATGTAGGTGCCGGTGGAGGCACCAGAGGCCAGCGACATTGCGACCACATCGGTCGCGGCGACCTTGTCGTTAGTAACGACGAAGGACACTTCTGCACCACCGGCCAGAGAGGCATCGGAGGTGGTGATTTGACCAGCGGCCTGATTAAGGGTCACGCCGGTGGCTTTGTTGGTGTCTTGGGTAACAGCACCGCCGGAGGTGTATCCGAGGGCCTTACCGGCACCGATCTCGAAAAGACTTGCCATGGTTAGTTACTCTCCTCAGTCAAGATTAGAAGTAACAGTCGCCCGGCAAATACCGAGGTTCTTGGTTTCGTACACCTTGGACCAGTTGCCAACGGTCTCCAGAGTGCTCTGGTTGGGGTTGACAGTGCTGGAGGTGTAACGAGCACCAATCGGGTGATAGACGTAGTGCAGATCGAGACTCATGGCGTCCGATTTGGCCAAGATGTCGCGATCGACTTCCGTCCGCATTGCGAGTTGCTCGCCCGAACCGACTGCTCCTTGGGTGAAGAAGTAGGCGGCATATTCGGTCGAGGAACCGCTGCCGGCGGTCTGAACATCGTCAGACACGATCACACGCAGGCCCATGAAAGTAGGCACTGCGACGCTACCGAAAGCACCTGCGGTAGAACCCTGGGTTGCGCTGGTGTCAGCGGCGCCAGTGTCGTCGTAGATGTAGTCGATTGCGCGGCGCTCTACGAGGTCGTAGAAGCAGGAAGAGTGAATGCACATTGCAGTCAGCTTCTCTCCCTGATCACCCAGCTTCTGACGGGCCCGTGCAACGTGGCGGGGGCTCAGAACAGTCGGGGTGTCACCCGATTCACCGTCGATGGTGAGATCGAAGAAGGCGGCGGAGCTGCTGGTAGCACCCAGCGAACCGAACACACCACCCAGGCAAGAAAGGAGATCTTTCTGACGCTGGTTGGCAACGTATTCGGCGACCTTCTGACCGATAGCGGCCATGGGGTCCGAGCCCGCTGCGAGAGCCGCGAGGTCACGCGATTCAAAGGCCCGCCCGCGATGCAGGATCACGCCAGTCTGACGGTCGGCAGTGATCTTGCCGGGGGTCAGGGAGGTGCTGTCAGACAGAACCTCAAAGTCTCCAGAAAGGTTGGCTTTCCAGAAGGGGACGTTCACAAAATCCCCACCCTCGGTTGCATTGAGTTCAGCCATGGGCTGCACCACACCGCTAGCCAAGAAGGCATCACGTTGGGTCGATTGCTCAATAACGTAGGGGGTGAAAATTTCGGGAACGATGATATCGGACCGGAGGGTCGCCATCGTTAGTTACCAGAAATTTGCGGTTGTTGGGCACAGCCCTATCGGCTCAGCACAGCTTCGCCATCCGTTTCATACTAACGGCCGGCCTGTGCTTTAAGCCGCTCATATAGATCGCGGTCAGTCTTAAACAGCCGCGCTTGTTCCGTGAGGTTGTAACTCTCAGCCCGGAAGGGATTGGTTGTGCCGGCTGGGATGTCGCCGCCTCCACGCCCCACAGGTGCGCCACTGCCTTGGGGTTTGGGCTGCTTCTGCATCCATGCAGGCAGGGTCTTGGCCCACTCGACTACAGGCACACGCTCGTAGCCGTTGACCACTACAACGGTGCCATCGGCTTCACGCTGAATCTGATCTGCCGACAGCTTGGTTTTCATCACCAAGTCGGGATCGTGGACGATATCAGCAAGGGCCGAGACGGCTGGGGTCAATAGTTCAAGCTCACGAACGCGGGCCTCTAGCTCAGCGATGCGCTTGTCTTTCTCAGCCGTGGCCTCGCGGAACTGTTGCTCCATGGCCTCGCGGGCTTCGCTGTATTTGCCCTGGGCTTCGAGTTCTTGCTGTTCGGCCTTGCGCTTGAAGTCGAGCAGGGCCTGGACATCGACGCCATCAGGTACAGCCTTGGCTTGTTGCTTGGCCTTTTTGTATTCGTCTAGCAGCTCGGCATTCTTGCGGCGCATAGCCTCAAGTTCGGCCACCAGATTGGCGTTATCAGCGCTTTGCTCCACAGGAGCAGTTTGCTCTTCAGACATGAATTAGCCACAGGCTAAATTGCGCCCACACTTTACTTTGTGGTGTCAATATCAACGCTTCGGAGCAGACCGAAGCTGAGAGCGACGCTTCAGTACAGGCCGGCCAGTTGATTCGGACTTGATTCTCACTACCGGATCGTCGTCAGTGCCGACGCGGGTGATCTTGCCACCGCTAGGCCCTGTAATTGTGGCCCGCTTGCCACCCATCCCGGTGACGGTGCCATAGGTGCGAACGCCTTGATAAGTCCAGCTAACGCGGCTGCCTTTCTTCACTTCTTTTTGCCTCCCTTCTTTTTGCCCTTCGGCTTTGGCTTGCCGTAGTGATAAGGCATCAACCCAAGGCTGTTGGATTCATGCTATCGGCGCTTCATTTTGCGAGCTTCACTCAGCGCTATCGCCAGAGCTTGCTTGCGGCTTTTTACTTTGGGCCCCTTTCCGCGCCCTGCTTTGCCGCTTCGGAGTGTCCCCGCTTTGTACTCGCGGAGCACTTTGGCGACTTTTTGCTGCTTTCGGCTTGCTTTCGCCATCTACTTCTTTGGCTCCGTCTAAGGCTAGGCCAAACTTGTTTCGGTACTGGACGGAACCGTCGTCAAGGGTGAGTTTGCGGGCCAGGATTAGCTGATCACCGACCAGGACGGCTACAAGATCAGAAGACATCTGCACAGAAATGCTGCGCTCAGGCTAATCAGGCCGCTTTTTGCTAGGTTTGTGCCATGAAAGGCAAGCCCGTCAATCAGCAACAGCGCCTCTCGGAGCCCTTGCCGCTTCAAGACAATGGCGTGGGCAAAGACCTTGACACCAAAGACCCCGACTTCTTGAAAAAGCTAGGCGAAGAGGCCGGTTTTAAGGTTCAGGAGGGCTAGAGCGTCTCCATCTCGACCTCGTAGACAGTCACGTTGCCCGTGGTCTTGGTGGTGACTTTCTTGATCTTGTACTCGATGCCAGAAGGCTGAAGGACTTCCTTCTCAGCGCCAACGCCGCTCAGGGTCTCGATCGGAGCGCCGGCCTTGTTCGGCATCTTCATAACCACTCGATGGTCATAGACAGCGCCACCGAAACCCAAGGCTTCGCCTGACGCGAAGGTGTTAGCAACGCCTTGACTGGCCGACCAGCTGTCCATGGTCAGCGACTTGCCGCCTTGGCTCATCCCTTTGATGTATTCCAGCGCAGCCTCTTTGTCGCTGAAGCCAGCCCCGCGATAAACCTCGCCCTTGTATTTGGGAGCGCGGCTGATGAAATCCTCGATGCGGTCCGCCATCCGCCCAAACGTCTTGTCTTCGCCCTTGTCGAGGAGCTTGATCCTTGACTTTTCCCAGGCGTTCAACTGCACACCGCGCTCCTGAGCCCGCTTGAACTGAGCAGCCCTGACTCCCTTGAAGCCATCGCCAGACCAGTCGTCCATGTCGTCCACGACCTTGGTGTACTGGTGGCGCTTCTCGTACATGCCAGACCAATTGGCTTTGTAGTCGTAGGCCACGTCCGTGGTGGTCTTGGGCGCTTCGCCGAACTTGAGCTTTTTGACTGGCTTTTTGGGTTCGGCCTTGGGTTGAGGAACGGCCTTTTTCTCGAAGGTGATCGTCTTGACTTTTTCTACCTTTTCGCCTT